GGTATAGTGCTATCACAGCATGCCGTTTGTGCTGGAGGTGCTATAATAAATCTAAGCGTATTAACTATTGAGCGTTCCGCTGCGGTTAAAACACTTTCATCTAATGGACACGCACTCATTTGAGCCACGAAACTAAGCCAACCATCATTACTAAACGCCTGAAACTGTCCCGTTTCTAGTTTAGACCTCATATCAGCCTCTGTTACTGGAGGTGTTATTGTAGCGAAGTTCTGGAAGTTACCCAATAAACATGCGTACTGTCCCTCTAATCCGCTGTTAAATGTTGTTAATGCTAGTTTAAATGCCATTAGTTCCTATAATTCGTTTTAGCCCTTTGCCCTTTATTTAGACCTTGTTCGCCATATCTCAATGAATCCCAAAGGTGATTAAATTTATCAACAGGCTTATTTGTTGGCTCGTCTGTTTTCTTGTCTTTACCCCAAATATACGAAATTTGTTCTTTTTTCCAATATTTACAGGTAACTATGTTTAATGCTTCGTATTTCTTTATTCTATCTATGCCGTGTCTTATACTATCCGCTCCCTTCTTACATGGCCTTACGTCCCATCCATAATTACGAAGTTCTTTAATAGTTTTCGGGTCTGCGTTATCTGCCCAAATAGTAGCCTTTTTATCAAAGTCTATAGCTATTAAAGCTTGATTAATGTCGCTTGATGTCATACCATACTCGTATAGCCAACGTTCAGCAAATAACTCTCCATCACTTACTCCGCATTTCGTTAAGGTTGTAGGGTCATTAGTAAAGCCAAAATCCATTCCAAAGCTAGTACGCTTAAGATTCTTGGGCATTTCACTAATCCAGTTAACATTTTTAAAGATTACACCTTCCGTTGTTCCTGTTGCACCTAAACCGTAAACTTTCCACTTCTCAGGGTCTTTACCCTTCCATGCTTCAATCTTCTTTATAATGCGAGGATCTAAAAAAGGATTGTGTCTATAATTAGAAATAAATAACTGTACATCTTCATTCCCTATCAAATTACTATGCGCCCAAAAAGGACAACTAGGGTTATAATCAATAAATACCTGTTGTTTAGTCCTTACTTGTAATTGGTCATAAATGGCGTAACTAATACCGTTCGCCTCGTTTACAAATAAATAGTCTCTCCTTCCTCCTTTTGCGTCCTGTTCATCGTCAAAGCTCTTAAACTCTATTATTGAACCGTTGTTAAACTTCCACGTCTTATCTGTTTTATTTGGCTTAGGGTCTAAGAATGATGCTAAGAAAGGGGAATCTGATAATACCATTTCAAAGGTACGAATTGCTCCAACCTTTAGATTGGGTACATCTTGCCCTACAACGGTTATAACTTGGTTTGCTTTCTCTGAGCCTTTGAGTATAAGAACTTGTAAAATGCAGTATGTTTTCCCTGCACTCGTTCCCCCTTGGTTTATTACTATTGGTTTCTCACAGTAGTAATTCCAATCAAATACAGGGGATTGTATGAACGGTTTATCAATCGTCATCAAATAACTCGCTTTCGTTGGTTATTGGTTTTACTGTTGTTTTGGTTAGATTGACATTTACTATTTCTCTCTTAGATGTGATAGTTTGCTTTTCTGCTTCATTAAATCCGAGCATCTTATTAACAACTTCTAAGGCTTTGAGTTTATCCCTAGTTGACACCTTTTCTGTGTTCGTTTCTAGTATCACCTTTTTAAGCTCCTCTAATACTCCTAGCTTGCTTAATCCTGCTAATTTAGAGAAGTCTTTTTGTATATTCTCTATGTAAGTAGCTATTTCAGGTTTGCTCAGGTTTTCATTACCTATTGAATAAGCTGTCTTTTCGCTATATCCTGCTGCTATTGCTGCCCTTGTAGCGTTCCAATCTAATACATATTCTTCGCAAAACCTTTTTTGTTTATCTGTCATAAGTTGTCCCCTTCTTATTGTTCATAACTAGCCACAACCCTAGTACACTTTCTTGTGTCTGCTTCTGTTGGTGGTGTCATTCTGTGAACATTTCTTTTTTAAAATCTAAGTACTTGTGCCTCTTTCTTATGATCTCGCATATCTGCCCCAGTATGCCTATTACGTAAACAGGTCTTACAGGATAATCATAGGCTATAAATTCAAGCTCTAAGAACTTATTTACTGATACTTGGTAGTCTATGCTTGTTTTTATGTCGTCTAATGACAGGTGCTTCATTAAATCAATATTCTCGCATTTCTGCAAGTCGTTAATAATAGAACGTTTAATATCTTTTGAATGTTGCATCTTTCTAACCTTCTTAACGCATGTTTGGTACATGGTCTTAAACTCCTTGTCTCGTTTGCGCTTGTTCTTGGCTAGTTGGTTTAGTGCTTGCTTCTCTGTCATGAGTTGTATTCTTTGTGTTTACGCAACCAATTAAAAAACATCCTTCGTACTTCAACGTTTCTACGTCTGCACACTTCGGGGGTTGTGGCTTTCTTGCGGTTGAGTATTCTGGCTTGTTCTTGTTCTTCCTGGCGATTTGTCATTAGTTGTTGGCAGCTTCCTTGTTTTGTTCTTCTCGGAATGTTTTATCATAGTCCGACATATCTTTAAAAACCTGTTCGGGGTTGATCTTGTCGCTTTGGCTTATTATCTGTCCATATATCCAACTAATCGTACCTACTGCCAAATCTTCGTCTCCTCTCATTAGTCTAACCTCTCTTACTGCTTGTGCTTCTATGCTGTCTGCTAGTTGCTTAAGCTTATTGAGCAGGTTATTCGCTTCTAGTGGTGTAAGTTCTATTATTACATTAGGATTATCTTCCATACTTTTGTTTTAAAAAGCCCTGCCATCACTACGGAGCAGGGCTTGAACACCATTCAAATTAAAAACCCAAAAACTAAGGTGATGAAACCTTATTACTTATTTTAAAAGGGCAGCCATACGACGAACTACTCTTTTACAAATCCCTCGATTTGTTTTTGTGGCTTTGGTAGGATTCGAACCTACGAGTTACATGGTACGTAATCCCTGTTGCTCCATCCTTCTAGCTTCAACGCCATTTAAAAACCGCAGCGGGGGGATATAATCCTTTGAACTTAGATTTAATAAAATGCTGCGGCTTATCTTTTCAAACGGGGCGTGTATTCCCTATGAACTCCAATTCCTAATAATAATCACACGCCCCTAGCTTATGTCAAAAGCTTTATTCAATATACGAAATAAAGTGCTATTTAGCAACTATTTAAGTGCTTTATCGTGGTTATGTTCTCGTACAACTTCATCAATTGCGATAACTGTACTAATGTTGAATACCACAGCAGCCCAAACCATTTTAAAGATTTTACTTACTAATTCGTTCTCGTACTTCTTACCAAAACGCTGAACGGCTCTTTCTTCCATCTCAGTTATTAGCGTGGGGCTTCCTTGCACTTTCTTAATGTCCTCTATCAATCCTTTGTTGTTGATGATAACGCCTGTAAAAGCAACAGTATTGTTAATAAACGCTGTCCAGGGCTTCTTTTCTATTGCTTCGATGATCGTTTCAATAGTGGTATTCATCAAGTTCTCTAGTGGTTTTGCCATTTTATTTATTTTGGTTGTTTTCAATATATCTTTTAACTTGATTTAAGCCATATACAGCCTGTGGGTTGCTGTCTTGTTCCTCGTAGTCTATACATTCCTCTATGAACGCTTTCAATTGCTCCTCGTTCTCCTCCAACTTCGCCACCTTCTTCTCTAGCGCCTTAATCCTGTTGATGTAGGTTAGTTCTTTTGCTATGTTCTTGCTTACTCTAGTCATGTTATAGGTTTTTAAACTCTTCGTTTAGCTTTTCTGTTTCCGAATCAATGTATTTATTTATACTTGAAACTATATGCTCTATTGCATCAGGGTCTATAAGGGTTAATATAGCGCTTTCTAGTTGGACCTTATCAACTTTCATAAAACCTTGGGGCGGTTCTAATGTTGTTTTTAGTAGTTCCAAATTAGCTAGTCTTACCTGTATTTCGTTTGCTCTTTCTAAATCCTGCTTATTCATGTTATAGGTTTAAACTTGCGGGCAGTTCTCACACTACCCGCTCTAGAAATTTATCAAACAAACCCACTTTTTTGAAAGGCACGAAATGCCCAATTTGAAATGAATTAATTTGTGTCTTGATTATTCTGTATTTGTCTCGTTTGCGTCGGCTACATTCTTTGCTAAAAACAGATATAAGAAATTGCTAAGGCTTCTTTTTTCTTTCTTTGCCATTCCTTCTAGCTTAACTTTTAGCCAATTAGGACACCTAAAACCTATTGTAGCGTCTAAATCGTCATTATTATTAGCCATATTGTTGTTATTTGTTTAACAATGTTGATATTGTGTTTTTAATTCATTATATTTGTTTAACAAAGTTAGTGTAAATAATTTAAAATATCAAGACAATGGCAATTAATCACAAAATAAATAATGAGGTTCAATTTAGCATTGACCAAAAGAAGCACGAAAAGAGAAAAAGAGAGTTTCAGCCTAAATTCCAATATCAGCGGCTTAAGGGCTTTTATTACATTGGGTTGACTATTGGTTTTATCCTGCAATCAATTAGTTGCCTACTCGCTTCTACTGGAGCAATGCACT